GACCCTGACGAAGGTGATGAATGACGGGGAGGCCAAGGACGCCGACAAGATCAAGGCAGCGGCGGAGATCCTCCGGGCCTCCGAGTCGGCCCCGCGGGTGGTCAAGGTCTCGGGGCCGGGTGCCCCTGACGCCAAGCTGTCTAAGCCCGTTCTCAAGTTGGTGACCCCAGCAGACGCAGCCAAGCGGCTGGCCCTGTGATCACTGTCATGGACCAGGACGAGCTCAGAGCAATGGCAGCGGTGCACCCGGTAGCCTGGGCTATGCACGCCTCCGATGGCCAGTGGAAGCGCGCCAAGCATTTGATGGTGCTCTCCGAGTATCTAATGCAGCTCTGGGAGGGCTCCATTAAGAGGCTCGCTGTGTCGTTTCCGCCCAGGCATGGGAAGAGCGAGATGATCTCCAAGCACTTCACAACGTGGTGGCTTGGGACCCGCCCGACTGACCGAATAGTCCTGGCCAGCTACGGGCGAGACCTGACCACCCAGTGGACCCGAGACGCTCGAGACAGTTTCGCGGAGCACGCGCCCGCGGTCTTCGGCTTGGACACCTGGACCCGCTCAAGCGTGAATAACTGGCACGTCTTCCGCGACGGCAAGCGGACCGGCGGGGGCATGTTCGGGATTGGTCGCGGAGGCGGCCTGACTGGTCGTGGCGCTGACCTCCTGGTCTGTGACGACCTCGTGAAAGATGACGCGGAGGCCCGCAAGCAGAGCCAGCGCGACGCAATCATGGGATGGTTCAGGACGGTCGCTCTGACTCGGCTCTCGCCTGGAGGTCGGTGTATCGTGATTGGGACTCGGTTCCACCACGAGGACCCTATCGGGCAACTCGAGGTCGCCCAGGCTCAGGAGGAGGGCGGGGAGCCCTGGACCTTCCTGAACTTCCCCGCCGTTTGTGAGGAGGAGAACGAGTTTGAGCGCGCCCTCGGCCGCGAGCCCGGGGACGCGCTGTGGCCTGAGCGCTTCAACGTGGAGGCCCTCGAGCGCACCCGTGCAGACGTCGGCCCATACGTCTGGAGCGCCCTGTACATGGGGAGGCCCACCCCAGTATCTGGTGGGATGCTGCGCTTCCGTGAGTGGGCGAAATACTTCAACCGGATCGGGGACGAGATCACCACAGAGGGCGCGGACCCGCTCGCATACAAGGCCCTCCAACTGTTTGCGGTGGCCGACTTTGCCTGCTCGACGCGCACCTCAGCGGACTACACCGTCGTAATGGTCCTGGGAATGCACGCCCCCACGGCTCGCCTCTTCGTTTTGGACGTGATCCGCAAGCGCGTAGAGGGCCCAGACATTGTGCCACTCCTCCAGCGGGTCCACTCGCAGCACAACCTGATGGCGATCTACGCCGAGTCGGGCGGCTTCCAACTAAGTATCGTGCAGGAGGGGGCCCGCGCCGGCCTGCCAATCCGGGAGTGCAGGCCAGACAAGGACAAGGTGAGTAGGGCAATGCCTGTCACTGCGGCCATGGAGAGCGGGCGGGTGTTCTTCCCCGTGACGGCCCACTGGCTTCCCATGTTTGAGTCGGAGCTCTCGACGTTCCCGCACGGGAGCCATGACGATCAGGTCGACTGCATCGCGTATGCAGTTCGCGTATTCAACCAGGTGCTGTTCTACCGAAGGCAGCGCGCCGCTCGAGGGAGAGACGACGGGCTTGGTAGTTTGCTTGGGCGGCTGTAGTGGAGCGCGCGCACGGGACGCAACGACTTAGCGATACCGGATAATAAATCCGGATTGGACGCCCGAATCGCTTGACACAGTAAGCGATATCGCTATTATGGCACTCATGAGCAACACGAACGACATGACCAAGACACAAGCCACTAAGGCCGCCACCGAGTTCGCGGCGAGCTTCGCCCTGGAGGCGTTCGCGCGCTTCCCCGGCCGTTTCTCGAGCGCCGAGGTGTTGAACGCAGCCGCTCGCGCGGGCGCCGCGTTCGCCATGGGCGCAACGTCGGCTGACGTCGCGACGGTCGCCCGGCTGGGGGATTAGGCATGACCAACACGACCCCGACCCCGACCCCGACCCCGACCGTGACCGCCGCCAACATCGCCGCCGTGACCGACTCGACCGCCGCCGCCTACTGTATGCGCCGAGCTAAGGGCGCGTGGGACCGGCGCGAGGTCACGCAGGCGCAGGCGCGCACCCTCTGGACGCTGGCACAGGCTCGCCGCGACGAGCTCCTCGCCGCCGAGGGCGGCGGGTGCTCGCACGGTCAGGCGACCCGCGCCGACTGCAATACCTGCGCGCTGGGCGGTGCCGAGTGAGCGACCGTCGAACGGTGAGCCCCCAAGGTCGCCCACCAATCAACCCAGGCGAGGAGCGCGAGCGCTTCCTGGTCGGCCTCGGGGCCACTGATCACGACGCCCTGGTCACCGCGGCCGGCGAGCTCGGCTACATCTACAACGGAGAGCCGAGCAAGGGCAAACTCGCAAGCGCCGTGCTCCTTCAGTTCCTCGGGCTGAACAGAGCCATGCAGCGAGAGTTGCTGTGCGAGGCCGACAGCGACGTCCAATAACTCGACATACTGGTCCGCTTAGTGTCGGGGGCTGTGAATACTCTGGGGCTCCCACGGGAGACGTCCCATGACGACCGCTCGCGAAGTAACCGCGATCCTGGACTCTGTCGGGCACCTCAAGTCCGACAAGTCGAAAATATCCAATCTTGAGAACCGACTGGAAAAGGTCCGGCTGGCGACCAAGATCAACGCCCTAGAGTCGTTCTCTGTCCAGTTCGGCGGAAACGCGGTACATCAAGACCTCAACTTTGAAGACCCACGATTTGACGACGGGTCTCTAGTTCCCTGGGACGAGGTGGGCCTGGCTGGATCGGTCCCTCGCAGGGGAAGAGTCCGGAGACGAACCCAATACAGCTACGACAGAGCACGAGACATTGGGCGGGCCCTGTCCGAGAACAACGGCTACGCCATTGGCGCACACAAGAACAGGCAAGACTACATCGTGGGATCCGGCGTCGGCTGGTCGATGGTTGCCAAGGACCAGGAGAACGAAGACGAGACCCTGACCGAGCGCACGAATGAGGCGCTCGTGTCGTTTCAGCGGGACTCCGACTGGCTTCTGCGCGAGCACGATACGATCCTCAGGGCAGACAGGGACGGCGAGGTGTTCGTCCGCCTCTTCATGGACGCAGTTGGGCCCCTGAAGGTCCGGTGGGTCGATCCTGGACAGGTGCGAGCCCCCGTAGCCGAACCGCAGCGCGCCCCCTTCGGTGTCGAAATGGACACGCGAGACAGCGAAAAGGTGAGAGCCTTCTGGGTCGTCGAAAACGGCAAGCACGACCCACACCGGGTTATTGCTGACCAGCGCGCGGACGCAGGCGGACGCATCCCGCACATGCTTCACGGCAAGTTCAACGTTGATATGTCAGAGGCCCGCGGGTGGCCCCTTATGTGGGCGGCCCGCCGAGCTCTCGTCCGGTGCGAGAAGTCCAAGGCGAACATGAATACCACGCTGGCGATCCAGTCAGCCATTGCGCTAATCAGGACCCACGAGGGCGCGACGGCGTCCGAGGTACAGCAGTTCCTTGACGACGGCGACGACCTGAAGGTTACCAACAACCTGACGGGGAAGAACACGAGCTACCGCGGAATCGGCAGCGGAATCGTCGTAGACAGCGGGCCCGGAATTACCTATTCCGCGCCGATCTCGAGCGTGAACCCAGGGCAAAACGTTCCGGTGGTCGACCTCGAGCTCCGCGCCATTGCGGCCCAGCTCAACCTCCCCGAGTTCGTCTTCAGTGGGAAAATGGACTCCGGGTTCGCCAGCTCGCTCGTTGGTGAGACGCCGTTTATTAAGCACGTCCTCAAGGAGCAGGCCGTGTTTGGGCTATTCCTCCGGAAGGTAATGTGGGCGAACATTCAACACGAGGTCTTCTGGGGCCGCTTGCCAAAGAGCGTCCTGACCGACTACCGGCTTCAGGCTGCCTTTCCCAACCCGCAGATCCGTCAGCCGCTGCCCATGGCTCAGACTCGGCAGATTGAGCACGCTGCCGGCGTCCTCAGCACCAGGACATGGCAAGAACAGGCCGGATATGACCCCGACATAGAGAAGCGAAACGGCGCACAGGGGAGAGATGCGCTGCCTGGCGACAAGCCCCCGCCCGGACAGGGCAAGGACGGCCCCGGTGGAGCCGACATGAAGGGCAACGGGGACCCGAAGACGAGCCCCCAGAACACCGCATTCAGCCCCGTTGAGTCAAGGGGAGACGCCAGAAACGGCCGAGTGGCGCTGCTAGAGACCCAAAACGAGCGGATCATGGATGGTTTGCGCGAGATCCAGTCGAAACCGGCGCCCGACGCGCCGATCACTAACGTGACGCTTCAACTCTTCCAGAACAGCGCCGAGATCACTGTCCAACAGCCAGAGCTCACAGCGCCTGTGATTGAAAATCACATTGACGTCCAGGCCGCGCCGATCGCAGCTCCTCCGGCTGTCGTTAACAATATCCAGCTCCCCGACGCTCCCGCGCCGGTTGTGAACGTAGAAAACACGCTCGTGGTGCCTGACGAAGCAATCAAGGTTGAGACCCATGTCGACGTCGAGCTCAAGAAGCCCAAGATCACCGGCATCAAGTTCACCAAGGGCCCCGACGGACGCGTCACAGAGGCCCACGCCGATTACGAAGACGAGGAATAGCATGGCCGCCTCCCCCCAGTTTGCTTGTGATTCGTAGCCCGTGAGTGTCTCTCAAGGCAGGCAACAAGGCGCGAGCGCAGGTGGAGCGGACCTCACCCGCGCAAACATGCTTGTTCACGCCAAGAGCGGCGCATGGGGCTCGTGGGGTCTCAACACCGACGCGGCAATGCAGAACTCGGGGCATGGGTGGCTCGCGCACCAGGATAATACGTCAGCGCTCGTCCACGGGGCGGCGTATGGGTCGCGATTCTGCCAGAGGTCGGCAAGCGCTGCATGGCAGACGGTTGGGAGCGACTACTATGTAGAGTTGTTTCAAGCAAACACGGGGCTGCAATTCGTTCACGAGCTGGACTGCATCCCGTTCGACGACGAGACCTCCCCTTCCCTGGCGAATATGTATATTTTCATGTGGGGGATCTGGAGTCAGCGCTACACGGCCCTGATCGGAGTCGGCGGAAACGATCCCGTCGACGCTCACGGCTGCGGCGTGCGATTCAAGGTGGGCACTGACACCAACTTCATGTTCTGCGCGGACACTGGTACGGGCTCGCTCACCCTGGTGGACTCGGGGCTCGCCCCGGCTGACGGCGTCCGCTACATCTTCCGGGCTACATACGACGGCTTCGTCGTCAGCGCAGGCTCGTGCGTCCTGGAAATCCTGAACGGCGCCAAGGTAGTCCTGGCGACGCACACGTTCGAGGCAAACGGTCCCAGTGCTGGCGAGCCGATCAACCCGCGCATCTTTTGGATGGGGAACGGAACGTCAATCGTCAGGTCGCTCTCGATTATCAGCCAGGAGTGGGCTATGGGGTTGCCAGATTGACCGTTCGCACCGTGCTTACACTCCGACCAGACCCGAAAACAGACCCGGTCGAATTTATGAACTCGCTCCTTCCGTCGCCGATCACGCAGAGGGCGCGCTATGTCGGATCACACTGGGAATTGATCCTCGTGGACCCGGCGGCTGTGCTGTCGCCAGCAACGGCAGAGGCTCTAGCCGATGGGTTGATGAGCCAGTTTGGCGTGGGCTTCGGCTACGAAGTGCGGGAGTTTGAGGGATAGATGGCCGAAATCATCGCAGCGTTTACCGCAAGCAACCTTCCGCTGGTAAGCCCCGGAACGGCCCCAACTGTCCGTGTGCGCCGGATAGATACACAGGCGCTAGTGGTCACAGACTCTGCCATGACAGAGATTGGGGATGGGCTCTATGGGTTCACGTTTGCACCGTCTAGCACACTAGAGTACTCCTGGAGGGCAGACGGGGACCCAGCGGCAGCCGCTCAGGTGACAGCCTCAGAGCGCTACGTGTTCGGCGCAATCAGCGGAATAACCGATGCGCGGATAGAGGCGGATGTGCCTGCGATCCTGATAGACACAGCAGCCATCCCCACAGCGGCTGTGGTCTCCGATGCGGTCTGGGACGAGGCACGCTCCGGACACGTTGTTGGGGGCAGCTTCGGGGAGGGAGTGGCATCTGTCGCTGCGGGAGGCATCACCGCCGCATCCTTTGCCGCGGCTGCGCTCCATGCTATCTCAGACGGAGTCCTTACCAGGGTCGTTTCCAACGTCGAGTCGCTCGGCGCGTCTCCCGCCTATCGCTGCTTGGCTGGAGCTATCCAAAAAATCGTAAACAGGACCCGTGTAAACGGCTCCACACTTGAGGTCTACGAGATAGACGACTCCACAGTCAGTTACTCCTCGGCGCTGACCACAAGCGCATCCGCTGATGCCATCGTCGAGGTGGACCCGGCCTAATGGGTTTCCGTAGTGTTCTCCCGCTCATTGGAATTCCAGATGGTGTCCTCGTTCCGGCTGCTGGATTCCGGACAGTCCTGCCGTTTATGGGCGTCGATGGGAGGGCGGAACCTGTCCCAGTTGGAGGTTTCGGTGTCCTCCCGTTTATTGTGTTGACTGCTGCCCCAGCAGAATTCCAGACGCCAAGATCACTGCAAGGCGGAGCCGGCTTCGGAATGCAGGCGCCGCGAGTCCGGCGACCCAAGAGGCGCCGCGAGTTCGTGTACGACGACGTGGCGATTGCTACAGCCCTTCTGTTGATGTTTGGAGACTAGGTTGAGCGACCCTAAGGCGAACCCCTACCGGAACCAGACCAACAACAAGCTGCTCAAGGTCTACGTAAGCCCGAGGCTGCTTAAGGCTGTTGGAGAGCTCGCTGAATGCGACCGTCGGGACCGTTCAGAGTGGGTTCGGATGCTGCTCGAGCGCGAGGCGCTGGCGGACTAACTGGGCCCACAGTGGGCCCACATTGGGCCCTGTAAGGAAGCCCTCTACTTAACGACTCTTGGTGCATGGATCAAATCCGTGTCACCGAGCTGATTGAGTTCTCAAAGGGCTCCAAGGTTCGCACCGACGAAGCGACCGGCGCCATGGTTATCGAGGGCGTCAAGTATCTCGGCCCCAAGAGTTCCAACGTCAACGACGACGGCACACACAACGAATACCCCCTTGAGGGCCGCGTCTCGTCCGAGAAGCTCTACGAGGGCGCGTCGATCTACCTCAACCACCCGGGCCGTGACAACCCGGGCGAGGACCGACGCGTGGAAGACAAGATTGCGCGCCTCAGGAACACAAGCGGACGCTCTACGACGTCCGGCAGTTTTGGCGACCTCTGGGTCAACCCAGAGCACCCCCTTGCCAAACAGATCGTCTGGGCCGCAGAGCACAGCCCAGACTCGATCGCTCTGAGCCACAACGCCCAGGGCTCGGGCGTCGTCGAGGGCAAGTCCAACAAGTGCAAAGTCACCGTCACAAAAGTTCGCAGCGTAGACCTGGTGGCCGCAGCGGCCACGACGTTTTCCCTTTTTGAATCCGAGGGCCCCATGACTCAAGAGACCAAAGAGCCAGAGGCGGTTGAGTCCGTCGTCGAGCCCACCGAGTCCGAGGCACCCGCCGCGGACCAGACAGAAGCCGAGACCGAGGGCCCTGAGGTCGACGCCATCGAGGCGTTGCGCGCCGAGGTCGAACAACTCAAGGCTGAGAAGATCACCACCGAGCGGAAGATCCGCCGGGAGCGAATGATCCTCGAGTCTGGCCTGACCCTCGGCGAGTCGCTCACCAACGCGATTGTCGACTCCGAGCAGGACGAGGCGGCCAAGTCGCTGCTCGAGGAGCTCCGCGCCGCTGCCTACCACCAAAACCCCGTCAGCGGTTCCGCAGGGTCCGCACCCGCACCCACGAAGTCGGTCGACGACTTCAAGAACTGGCTGAGGAGCTAACCACATGGCTGTCGAATTCCACGGGTCTCGCAAGACCACGAAGATCCTTCTCACTGCCAACACTGCCGCAATCGAAGCCGGGGACCTTGTCTACCTGGCGAGCAATTCGGTCTTCCCCGCGTCCAGCCAGGCAGACGGCCTAAGCGCGGCACAGAACCAACTGGACCTCGTCGCGACCTTCCTCGGCGTCTCTCACCACTCCAGCGCGAGCGGCACGACTGACGCCGTCCTGGTCGATACCGGGCTCGACGTGGAATATGGATTCACCGTCGCCAGCGCGACATACCGCTTCGGTGACCTACTCGGCGCCGACGAGAACTCTGGCGGCGACGGGATCGAAGACCAGAGCCTGATCGCCGCGGCCGATTTCGCCCACGCTATCGCGATTGTCACCGACGACAGCGCGTCAGCCCGAACCACTGTCAAGTGCCGACTGGTCCGCACCGTCGCGCGACCGATTGCTTAGGAGCAACCATGAGCAAGCCCAAGAACGCCGTCGAGCTCCGCAACTTCCTGGTAGACGTAGACGGAAAGGTCCGCCGCGACCATTTCGAGGCACTCATGGGAGAGTGTCAGGAGGGCAAGCACGGGCTCTCTCGCTACTCGATCAAGGACCTGGCCGAGTCGTTCGGCGTGGACCTCGACCGCAAGGACGTGTTCTCGCTCCGCGAGGACAGGGACGTCATGGAGGCCGGCGGCATCCCGGTCTCCTCAACGCTGTTCCCTCAGATCACCGGACAACTGTTGTTCTCCGAAATCCGGGCCAGCTTCGACGCCGAGACGGTGATGTATAGCAGCCTGGTCCCTGTCGTCAGCAGCATGATCAAGGGAACCGAGATTGTCCCGTCGATCGTGAACATCAGCGCTGGCGACGTCGAGACGGTGGCCGAGGGCCAGTCCTACCCACGCGTGGGCGTCACGGAGGAGTACTTCACGCTCCCGAGCAAGACCAAGCGCGGAGCGATCATCGAGCTCACCCGCGAGGCCGTCCACTTCGACAAGACCGGGATGCTCGTTGGCCAGGCACAGGGGCTCGGGACAGCCCTCGGCGTCACGCGCGAGAACGAGACCATGGACTCGCTCCTCGGCCACACGGCGTCCTACAGCCGCAACGGCACGGCGTCAGCGTCGTTCCTGACGGCAGGCGCCTACATCAACAACCAGTCTGCCCTCCCACTGACCGACTGGCTCGACATCGAGACGGCCGAGGCTCTCTTCGACGCGATCCTCGACCCGAACACGTCCGAGCCGCTCATGCTCGAGCCGCGCCACCTGATCGTCAGCCGTCAGAAGCGGCGCGTCGCACAGCGCATTCTGACCGCGACGGGCACGCGCTCCAACGACAACCTGGCCACTGCGGCCAGAACGGAAGAGACCCTCGGCGCCAACCCGGTCAGCGACATGGGGCTGCAACTGCTCAGCAGCAAGCGCCTCACCCGCCGGATCACCAACCCGCCCGCGGGCGTGACCGCACAGAGCCAAGCGGTCGCGGACGGCACGTGGCTGCTCGGTGATATCAGCAAGTTCCTCTCGTTCTACGAGGTCTGGCCGCTCGCCCTGATGCAGAAGGGCGCCGAGGCAGAGGCCGCCTTCGACCGAGACGTCAACCTGCAGTTCAAAGCGAGCTACTACGGCGTCTGCGCCGTTCGCGAGCCCCGCCACATGCTCCGCCTTGAAGACACCGTCTGGGCCTAATACCTGAGGAGGTTCCGTGTCCCGCGTCGCTACCGCTGCGTCCCGCTTTTTCATTTGCCTGAACGGCAACAGGATCCAAGGGCTGACCAACGCCGACGGCGAGCGCCTTACGTCCCGCCCCATGATTCGGCACTGGCGGCCGAAGGATTTCAAGGGGAATTTCGAGGACCGCTGGATCACCGCCGAGGACATGAAGGAGGAGGGGATCACCGAGACCCCAAAGGATTGGCACTCTCGCCTCCGCCCGCAGCGCTCGGGCCTCCGCTCGGACCTCTTCGACGGTTGCGTCATCGAGGCACGAACGGTCCACGACGCCCAGGCTCAATTCGTCGATCAATTCGGTATCAGCGACTACTCCCGGACAGCCTGGAAGAACCGCTCGGTGAGCAGTAAAGCTCGGCTTGGCCTCGTGAACTCCGCCGAAGTCCGCTAGAGGTGATCCATGGCAGCTATCGCGGGGACAACGGTAGCTGCCTTCCAGACCGCCCTCGTTGCGGTCACCGCAGCCGTTGCTAGCGGCGACTACGCGGGGGCTCACGTCGAGGTGCTCAACGCTTCCTGTGCGCTGGCAGGAATGCCACTCACCAACGTTAAAGAGGGCCTCACAGCCCAAATGCGGAGCGACCTGAGGGCAGTGACCACAGCCCTCCAGGTAGCCGAGCGGCGCAGCGCTGGAGCTCGCTTTGAGAAGCACTCGAGGCTGATCCCATGACCACGGGTGCAGACCTCGGCCTGATTACCATGGACGTGCTCCTCGCCTATTACGGAGTCTCGGTGACCTACACCGAGGCCGTCAGTGGGATAGCGCAACCAGTGACCGCCCTGGAGGAGAACTTCCAGGTGGACGGGCACACGGTCACCGTTGAGTTCAGTTTCGAGACAACGGACCTGACGATAGCCAACTGGCGCGGTGCCTCAATTACAGCCAGTAATGGCGACGTGTTCAAGGTGACCGACAAGGAAGACAGCGACGGGCACACCCGGTTCACGGCAGTCCGAGACCTGGAGAGATCGTAATGAAGCGGAAGATCATATTTGTGGTGGTTCTTCTTGCCGCCGCTGTCGCCTGGGCCGTTCCGGCGTCCCAAGAATCATACCGAAAGCTCACCAAGACTCCGAGCGAGGGTATCACCGGGCAGGCTGGCGCCGGGTCAACCACGGCGACCACTCCGGGGACGCTAGTCGACACGCAAGGCAATCCGACGGTGGCTGTGTCTGTGGATTTCAGCGGTGCCGCTTCAGACACATGCGTTGTGTCGTGCCTGCTGTTCCAGGGTTCTACCTTCATTGGTCTGATGACACAGACGGCCACCGCAGGCGCCTACGTTGACGCCGCTGGTGACAACTTCTCGCCCCTGGTGTTTTTCGATACTGCGGGAGCGACCCACTACGAGGTCAGAGCTGCGACGCCGAGTGCCGGAAACGTAGACATCCGTTGGTGGAGCTATGGCGCCAAGAGTGAGTAAACCCTAATGGGCGTAGGCAAGACACGCGCAATCGCCGCACAGTTGCTGGACAGCCTGGGGGTCACCGCTGGAGGTGTCTACACTCCCGGCGCTCCGCAACCAACTATCTCCTTCCCCGCCACCGGAGACACCGGAGCAACGCAGACGCTCACGATCAGCAATTGGTCTAGCTACTTTAAGCCTGTGGTGTGGGTGCGCGTAGTGGACTCTGGCGGGGCCGAAGAGACTGCGGCAACGGCGGTCACCGACAACGAGGACGGCACGGTTTCCGTGCCCATGCCCAGTGATGCTGGCACGTACACAGTCCAGTGCAAGATTCAGGAATTTGGGAGGTTGGCCTCGACCGTAGTTGAGTCCGAGATAGTCCTGACCACGCCAGCGGGAGCGCGTTATTACCGCTTGACCGGCTTTAGCGACCACACCGGGGCCGCGCTTCCGGCGGGCACGTCACTAGGGGTGGCGGAGCTTCAATTTTGGACCGGGGCCAGTGGGAGCGGCACCCAATACCCGGCTGCAATGACCTCCAACTCGGCGCCGAGCCCCCATGTCGCGTCGGCTAGCTTTACCTATTCCGCGACCTACGCCCCATGGAAGACTTTCGACCATGTGCTCTCCGGTTTTGGCTGGTGGCTGCTCGGCAGATCGTCCGCCCAGCACCTAGCAGATTGGATACAGATCGACCTGGGCGCGGCGACTGCGATCCTCTCAGTATGGGTGAAATTCAGCTACTACACGTTCCCGAGCCCAAACGGGATCACGGTCGTGTTGCAAAGCTCGCCCGACGCAATCACCTGGACCACGGTCTCCACGACGGTGATCTCCTATGCCAATCTCGGCGGGTACTACCTCCTATGAGAGCAGCCTGCGAGGCGGCGATCTACGTGTACGCGCCGCCCTTCCGCCAGCGCAACGCGGCGCTGACCGGCGAGCAGCGGGACTATGTGGGGGTGGTCCTGATACTCCTCCGCGACCGTTACCACGAGCTTGTTGCCGCTGGCGAGACCACATGGTCGGTCCCCGCGCAGATTACACAGACGCTCACCGATTTGCGGCCGGACGGGTGGACATAATGGGCGGAGGAAACCCCGTAGCAAGTGAGTGAGAACGCCCGACACATCTATGAAGTTCTCGCAACGCGCGTGCTGTTGCCGCTCCTGCTGGGGGTCAGCGCCTGGACGTTCACGCAGTTGTGGGCGCACGAGGGCCGGCTAACAGTCCTCGAGGTGCGCTCAGAGTCGATCAGAGACGACGTGCGCGAGATCAAAAGCGACGTTAAGCAACTGCTGGAGGCACGATGAATTCCTGGAAGACCACCGCACTCGGTATCGCCGGGGCCCTCAGTCTCGTTCTCGCTGGTCTCGTCGCGCAGTTCGACGCTGACCCTGCCACGGTCGCGGCATGGCTCGAGATCCTCCCCGCCGCGGCGGCCCTCCTCGGGATCGGCGTAGCGGCCAGGGATAACGACGTCAGCAGCGAGGCGGCGGGGGCTAAGTGAGCCGATGCCCTCACAACTCGTCTGGCTCCTCGCTGGAGCCGCCCTCGTCCTGGTCGTTATGGGGGCCGGCTTTTGGCTCGGGTTCAAAGTCGGCAGGGCCCCTGTGCTACTCGTGCGCGAGCGGAACTCACACCTACTCGCCGAGTTGGAGGAGCTGCTCGCGCAGGGCGAAGCGGGGAGGCTCGCGGCTACTGGGGTTGTTCGCGCGGAGCGGCGCATTGCTGGCGCTGCTGGTATGCCTCTCCCTGACGCTCTCCGGGTGCTCCACCCCGACGGCTGGCCGCCCGCTGCTCCCTCCGGGGATGCCTAGCGAGTTGATCCTGGTCGCCGGAACCCACGGGTTCGCACCGCTCGACATGTCGGCGTGGTTCTACGCCGACGGAATGGTCACGGTTCCCAGTTCAGATATGCGCGCGGTGTTTGAACAGTACGCGCGCTGGGTCTCGTGGGCCAAGGCCCTACTTCGCGCAGGGAGGTTCCTCCAGTGACCGCTCCAACCTTTGATCAAATCACCGCCCAATGGACCGACGATCAGAACATTGTCGACGCCCTAGAGGTCTTCGGCTCCGGAACCTTCGACGCCTTGGACATTGCGGCCCAGGCGTCCCTTAACACGGACTTCGGCGCCGCGATCTCAACCGTCCGTGAGCAGAACCGGGCCGCCCTCGCCTCTCCGCTGACACAGGCGTCCTTGCGCGCATGGCAGGACGTACACCTGAGGCAGATCGCCAGGGTGATCGACTCACCTGAGACAGACTCACAGGCAATCTGGCGAGACCTCTTTGACTACATGATCGACAACAGCCTCAGCGTCAACGCTCGGGAGATGACACTGGGCGCGGTTTCGGCGGTGACGGGGACCGGAACCGGGACGATTGTCCGGATCACCGTGGACGAACAGGGCGAGATTATGGAGGGGGTCCACGCGGATACCTTCCTCGCGACCTGTGTGCAGGACGCTAGGCAGCTCGGCGTAGATCATGAGGAGGTCTTCGAAATCACGGGGACCGAGCGCGCCCAGGACGAGCTCAAACGCACGGGAACCGGGATCATTGAGCGGGTCCGCTGTATCTCCGAGCGCGACTCCGAGCGCTCCGTCCAAAATCCTGGCTTTGAGTTGTTCACGGGGACCACTCCGACGCCGGCTTCCGAGACGACGGCGACGACTACGACCCAGTTCACCGGCTGGACGCTGACCACTGCCGCAGACGCTGCCGCGAGCGTTGACGTGCTCTATAGGACCCCACCGGGCTCGTCGGTCTCTCAGTCAATCCGCTTCACCGCAAACAACACGATCACCCAGGACTTGGTGGCGGTAAACGGCACCCGGATTGACCCGAACGTGCCCTACCTGGTGACGTTCCACATCTTTCGGGAAGCGTCCTGTGACGGGACACTCACCCTGACCCTGGGCGGGACCAGCCGCGCCGTAACCATGTCGACGCTGAGTAACGCCGCCTGGAACGTCGTGCACCTGGTAGCCGTCGCCGGCCAGGGCAACTGGCCGCAGCAGTTCAACGGCAACTCTTTGAGCCTGAGTGCGGCGCTCGCCTCGAGGACCACCGGCACGCTCTACATTGACAGCATTCTTTTTGCCCCTTTTGCGCGCTACGGCGGAGGCGGATCCAACCGGGGCCGAGGCGGCATGGGCCACTACATTGCGCCGATCGGTGGCGCAACGCCCTTCGTTCGTGACGACACGCTGACATGGACCGACAGCAACAACACCAGAGGCAAGAATCAGTACTTCAACGCTACCGGCGGGCTGGGTTATTTGCCGAGCGCGACGGCAGCGGCTGAGACCTGGGTTGATTAGGCGTGGCCGCGCCCGACGTCACCAAAACCCACTGGACTCAAGGCAGGCTCACAGCAGACGGGACATTGCTGGGGCACGTCGAGTCGGTCCGGCTCATCCCGATCACCCGCTCATACCAGCTCGCCATGGAGGAGTACGGGGGAGAGGGCGGGGACGTTGTGGAGTTTGGTCACGACTGGGTCTGCGTAGCTCTGATCCGGGGCTGGGACCGGGACGCGCTTAACACCGTCTTCGCAACCACGCTGGCGGACGTAGTGACTGAGCCGGGTATCACGATTGGCTCTATGGGTTCGGGTCGTGCCGTCGCCCTCGTCTATACACCTGACGACTCGAGCGACGAGGGCTTTACGCTCGGCGTGGCCATTCCCCAGGTGCAGTCCAGTCACGAGCTCAATTTCTCGATTCTGAACCCGCTTACCATCGGCGTTGTCTTCACCGCTATTCGTAACGGGTCTGGCGTGACCCTGACGATGGGCACCTAGTGATTACGCGTGGTTCGCTGCTCGCTCTCGCCGGCCTCTCGCAGGCAGACGTTGAGGAGAAGCCGGACATGTTCGCTGTGGTCCTCACCGAGTGCGCCCTGAGCGCGTTTCGGGCTGGCGTGCGGCTCTCCTGGAACGAGTGGGTGAGATTCCACGAGGCCGAGCAGCACGCGTTTGTGGCTGCTGGTGACATTCTGGAGCTCAGCCGAGCTAGACGCAGTGCCGTCGCCCAGCGCGGCCTAGCCGGATACCACGCAGCAGGGGCACACATTGACGGGGGCGACGCCCACGACGAGGCGCTAGCCGACGCGACAGCCTTAGGGCTCGCTAGGGGGCTCAGCAGTGGCCCTCAGTAGACGAGAGCGCGAGCTAGAGGCGGCATTGGCCAAGGCAGCCGCTGCGCTCAACAAGTTTGCCAAGGGCGTCGGCAAGGCCGGCGGGGCTGGTCTCGCTGGTGTTGGAGCGGGCGGCGCCGCCGCAGGAGGAGGGCAGGCGCGCACCACGCTAGGGGCTGGGTTCAGGTCTGGCCTGGGCGGCGACAAGATTAGCGCTGGTGTCCGGTCCGCCGGGGGCGCGGGGGCCTTCGCCGGAAAGATGCTGGGCCGTGGGGTTGCGGGGCTCGCCGTTGGCGCCGCCGCAGTCGCTGCGAACGTCGCGGGTGCTGGCCTGGTCTCGGCTACTCAGGGCGGTTCGTTCGGTGCGGGTGCGGGTCGCCAAGTGGACAGACTGATCGCGTCTATCCCGGTGATTGGCGAGCTCTCCGGAAAGGCGTCCAGCGTTCGCGTAGCGGACGGAACCCAGGCCAGCCTCAACGCTCAGACAAACGACCTTGCGGCCCTTGGCGCCGGCCTGAGCCCCGAGGACAGGGCATTCCTGACGTCGGCCACAGTCGAACGGCAGAAGAACGTCGAACTGGACAGGCTCGCTAACAAGGCTTTTGTTGACGAGGCCAACAGCCGGGACCTGACCGACGTTGACATGGACCGGCTCAAGGATCTCAATAAGTCGTTTCACCTTCTCGGCGAAGCCGCCGGACCGGATGCACACCGCTAATGCCTGCTTCGGTTATCACCCGCGCACTCGCGATCACTTATGGCGGCGTGAAGGTTGGCACCGGCACCAACTACCACCTCACCAACATTCACCAGTTCTCTCAGAGTTACGCGGAGACCTCCGTCACCTTCGACGTCCTGGTCCAGGACGACACGGCGGGGACGTTTGTCACCCAGTGCAACGCGCTCGAGGCTGCCTACCGGACCCCAAACTCGGACCTGAAGATCGAGCTCGGCGCGTCCACCCATATCGACTACACCCAATCAGGGAACACGGGGATGAATGGCGTCCCCGCGATCGCGAAGCTCGACGAGGGCTCGAGCAACAATAGCCGCGTATACCGCTGCTCTGTCACAGTCCAAATGCCAGCGGACGAGACGGGCAAGGCTGGGCGGCAGTCGTCTACAGTCTCGCTGACCGCGGACGCGGCTGGAATCCAGACACTCCGCGTCGAGGCGACATATACCGGACTCGGCGCGAGCTCGGCGCAGACCCAGGCAGCGGCACAGTTCCCGACGTATGCGGAGGGCCTCCAGCCGGCGGGCACCTGGGACGAGTCCGAGTCCCTGTCCTACGTCTACGACGACGAGGACAAGGTCTGCACGGCCACCGTCGGCTACCGGCAACTGATTCATAACCAGTCGAGCGCAGGCGCCAACGACACGAGCCTGATTGGCGAGCAGATCACCGTCACCGTCCAGAGGTCTACGGCCCAGGCTGACACAGGCAGCGGCGCTAAGTCGATGGTCCAGGTCACGCTCCAATTCTCTACGGCTGTCCTGGCGTCCAGCTCGACCGACCTGAAGGGCAAGTGGGAGGGGATCCGCTCCTATCTCGTGACCGTGGCCCAGAACCAGTCCGGGGTCTCTCCGCTGACTGTGGTGTCCGAGGACCCGAACCCCGAGCCGTCCAACAACCGGCTCAACGGGACTCTCACCATGATCGGCTCTGGTGGGTCGTCTCTGATCCGCGCAGAGACCAGCGTGTCCACCGTCCAGACCACCGGGGAAGTCTTGGTTCCCGTGGCCAACGGAGACGCGTTCGCCAGGGACCTCCACCTGGCCCCACAGTCGCGCCGCCTGGTGGTGGTCTCGAGGATCCTCGAGCTCGACAACGGGACAGCCCTGGCCGCGGGCACGTTTCGCGCGCTTGAAGACGTCGTGAAAAAGGCCAAATCTGCCGGTTACCGAGAGGTTGAAACCGGCGTCCCCTCGGACAAGAGGTTTGAACACTTGGGCCTCGGGTTCTCCGCTCCATTGCGGCTGCGGGCCCGCCAGAAGCGCGTCGTGATGGAGTTCGCTCGGATTGCAAGCACGGCCGGGGGCTCTGGTGTGACCCGCACCAGGGGGGCCGCTGGCTCAGCTAGCAGTACAAACACCTTCCTCTCGTGACCGTCACCGCAACGCTTGGCGGCGTGAATCTCAATACGACATTCATGGACATTGGGTGGGAACTCCGCGCCGGGGTCTCGCCGGTTCAGAAAACCTTTGTGGCTTCGACTAAGCGCTGCGAAGAAATCCTGAGGGCTGGGCGAATCGGGACGATCGAGCTCATAATTAAGGCTCCCGGCTGGCCCGATCTGAAGGTGCAGGGACTCACGGCCACGGAGGTCGTCCCGATCAACGACCTGTTCTCTGGTGTCGTCTGCGTGGACAAGCGGTGGCTCCTGAAG